GCGAAAGTCTCTACCCTCCGTGAATCGTATTTCTCTACAAAACCTGAAGCGACTACGGTCACTGAGGATGTTGAAGTCGAGAACGCACCTACTGGCGACGCAATGGCAGCATATGCCCAGGCGATCTCCCGTTGGAGCAAGTAATTTTTTACCCCTTTTAACCTACGAGTACAAAAATGTTTAACGCAGAAGCACTCCAGGAAAAGTGGAACCCCATTCTTGAGCACAATGAGCTCGATCCTATCAAGGATACCTACAGAAAGGCGGTTACCTCTGTCCTCCTGGAAAACCAAGAAAAATTCCTCAAGGAAGAGCGCGGTCTGGTAACAGAAGCTGCTCCTACTAACTCCTTGGGTGGTACAGGTTACTCTGGTAGCAGCACTGCTACGGGTCCTGTTGCAGGTTTCGACCCTGTGCTGATCTCTCTGATCAGACGCTCCATGCCTAAGCTTATTGCTTATGACATCTGCGGCGTGCAGCCTATGACTGGTCCTACTGGACTGATCTTCGCAATGCGCTCCACTAAGGGCACTAACAGAGACATCGCTAACAGCGGCGTTGAGACCTTCTTCAACGAAGTTGACACTGAGCATTCTTCTGAGAATAGCGCAAACGGTCTTGCCTCTAACACTCAGACTGGATCTAACCCTGGTCTGCTTGCTGACGCTGCTGGTAACTACACCATCGGTGGTCAAGGTATGACTACTGCCCAGGCTGAAGCACTGGGTGACGCAGCTAACAACCACTTCAACGAGATGGGATTCTCGATTGAGAAGGTTACTGTTACTGCCAAGTCAAGAGCACTGAAAGCAGAATACAGTCTTGAGCTTGCTCAGGATCTGAAGGCAGTGCATGGTTTGGACGCTGAGTCTGAGCTTGCAAACATCCTCAGCACTGAAGTGCTGGCTGAAATCAACCGTGAGGTTGTCAGAACTGTTTACAAGATCGCTCGTCCTGGCGCTCAAAACAACACTGCAACTGCAGGCGTGTTTGACCTCGACGTTGACTCCAACGGTCGCTGGTCTGTTGAGAAATTCAAAGGTCTTCTCTTCCAAATCGAGAGAGACATGAATGCTATCGGTCACGAGACTCGTCGCGGGAAGGGCAACATCCTCATCTGCTCTGCTGATGTGGCATCTGCTCTGTCCATGGCTGGTGTGCTTGACTACACCCCTGCTCTGTCTGGTAACAGCAACTTGCTGCCCGACGACAACAGCAGCACTCTTGCTGGTACGCTCAACGGTCGTATTAAGGTCTACGTCGATCCTTACTCTGCCAACGTTTCCGACGCTCACTTCTATGTGGCTGGTTACAAAGGTAGCAGTGCTTATGACGCAGGTCTCTTCTACTGCCCTTATGTGCCCCTCCAGATGGTCCGCGCTGTGGGTCCTGACACCTTCCAGCCTAAGATCGGCTTTAAGACTCGTTACGGAATGGTCGCTAACCCATTCGCTGAGGGTCTTACTCAGGGTCAAGGCGCACTTACCGCCAACGCCAACCGTTACTACAGACGTGTTAAGGTTACTAACCTTATGTGATCCATTTCACATATTTTTTCAGAGGGGCTTGACGCCCCTCTTTTTTTATGCCATACTATATCTGTTGAGTTGATCGCTCAACACGGGAGTGACCGAATAACCCTGTTGGAATTTGGCGGGGTAAGGTAAATGATTAGAGGTGGTGCTCGCTGCTAGGTCCGTCCTAGAGAACCCCAACCAAGGGAATCATTGTTGTTATGCCCAAAATTTCGCACTAGCGATTCCCATAACATGAGGGTAAAATGTAATCCCTCCTCCCACACACCCTTCTAGGGTGTATTTTTTTGTCTTTATGTGGAGTTAGATTAAAAAGTAAAAAAAGTATATTACGATACCAAAACAATTATAAGTAGTAATAGAATATGGAGGTTATCATGCATCCTACTTTTTCTTAATTATGAAAATGTAAACCAAACAAGAGGTGAGTATGCACAACCTAACATCGCAAAGTCAGTTAACTGAGTGGAGACACTTAGAGCAGACCATTGAAGAAATGGAGATGGAAGCGTTGAATGATTACTATGAATGTTTAATTGAATGTGATATACAAACCAACAAGTCGTGTAAACGAATTTGCAAGGAGCTACTTATGTGAGAATGCCCTAACAGTAACCTTTCCTAGCGTCCCTATGGGGCGCTTTTTTGTTAAATAAGGTATAATATGGTGGATATATGCCTAGGAATAGAATGCGAAAGGTCGATCTCCTTGCTAAAATATACAAGTTAAAGACCTCACTATATAATGGTGAGCATCACGACAAGAATGGGGACTGGCACGACGGTGCCCATGATGCACTTAACAAAGTCCTAGACCACTTACAAGAATACGCTGAATGAAAGACCTAGATTTCATCGATGATTTCTTTGAGCGCGTTACAAGCGACGAGAAGTCTAAAAACATCACCGAAGCTGATGAAAAAGACTGGGAGGATTTCTGGCAGAATGAGGATGACGGAAATTAAACCATCACATTACATCACAGAAGAAAAATGCAAGGAGATGATAGATGATGCCATACGACAACATAATCGTAATGCTTCAATTATCAGTTTTTGTGTTGGCTGGGTTGTGCTTGCACTTTTTGCTGAGGGTTTGCTTCGACTTATTGGAGTTATAAAGCCTCTCTTTCCCTGGTTGGATATACATACACTCCTATAAATACTAGGACAAGATATCCTAAGACACATGGCAACGTGGAATAAACAAATTGAAAACAGGAATTTCCTGTCGCCCATTGGGTTTAAGTTTACGCTTGCCAAGTATCCTAAGGTTGCATACTTCGCGCAATCTGCCAACATCCCTCAGATTACACTGGGTATACAGCAGCAACCTACACCTTACAGACCATTGCCTCTGGAAGGATTCATGACCTATGAGCCATTCACTATGTCATTCATGGTGGATGAGGACATGACTAACTATATGATTATGCACAACTGGATCCGTGCCCTAGGTACTCCTAACGATACACAGGAGAGGTTGGATTTCAGAAACAGAATGGTCGCACTCTTTGGTAATGATGACCTGTATGCTGACGGCACACTGTCTGTGCTCAACAGTAACTTCAAAATGAATTTCAATGTCCAGTTTGAGAATCTAATTCCTACTGGGTTGAATGCACTAGAATTTAATGCTACAATAGATGGCACAGAGTATGCCATGGCACAGGTAACATTCAATTACTTGCGCTTTGAGATACAGGATACTGTCAACTATACCCGTGATAAGCGACTTACTTAATGAATTTACAAAAAATTGAGGAGATGTGGGCAAAGGATGCAGAGAAATTCTTTGATCACAGGGAGTTGCCTGAGCTGTTGGCAAACGACAGTATGGAAACACCCAGACTCCATGCAAAGTATTTGCAATTTTATAATCAATTCAAACTGATGCTATCAGAAGCAGAGACGAAGCGCAAGGTAATGCTTCGGGAGAAGTTTGAATACTATTCAGGTAAGGCATCTGCCTCAGTGTATAAAGAAAAACCCTTTGCACTCAAAGTGCTCAAGGGTGATCTTCCCATGTACATTGATAGTGACCCAGATCTTACCAGAGCACAGCAGAAAATCGACTACCTTGAAACTTGTATAAATTCTATTGATAGGATTCTTAAACAAATCGACAGTCGTGGATTTGCCATCAAGAATACTATTGAGATTGTGAAGTATTATGGTATCAGATGATAACTATCGAAAAGAAAAACGAAGTTTTTCTGAAGGTTGAAGGTGAGCAACATATCCATAAAGAATTAAGCGAGCACTTCCAGTTTGAAGTGCCTGGCGCTAAATTCATGCCGCAATATAAGAGGAGAATTTGGGACGGCAAGATCAGATTGTATTCTCCTGGCACAGGAGAGATCTATGTCGGACTATATGATTACCTAACACAGTATCTTGACGAGAAAGGATACGAATACACGATCAAAGATAGTAAATACTTTGGTCTACCAAATGATGAGGAAGAATATGTATCACCAGAATCAGTGGCGTCTTTTGTTAGATCTCTGGGACTGCCATTTAAGATTCGCGACTACCAACTCAAAGCACTTTTCACGGCAATTAAGCAGCGTCGCAAGTTACTACTCTCGCCTACAGGATCTGGAAAATCGCTGATCATCTATGGTCTGGTCCGTTGGCATATTAAAGCGGAGCGAGAGATCCTAATCATTGTGCCCACAGTCTCTCTGGTCTCGCAGTTGACGCAAGACTTCAAAGACTACGGGTGGAAAGCAGATGCTTATGTCCATCAGATTATGGGTGGACAGGAAAGGTATGTGGAAGCGCCTGTTGTTATCTCTACATGGCAAAGCATATACAAAGAGCCCAAGAAATTCTTTGAAAGATTTGATGTAATCATTGGCGATGAAGCACACCTGTATAAGGCGAAAAGTCTAACAGGTATTCTGAATAAATGTCATGACGCCCGCTATCGTGTGGGTCTGACAGGGACCCTAGATGGTATGTACAGTCATCAGTTGGTGCTGGAGGGTCTATTCGGACGCTGTGATAAGGTGACCACAACTGTCGATCTAATGAAAAAGGGACAGCTGACACCACTGAAAGTGAAATGCCTGTTGTTGCAGCATGGTCATGTGCCATTCGATTCCTATCAGCAAGAGATGGATTACATAGTAACACATCCTAAGAGAAATAACCTAATTTGTAATCTAGCAGAGGATCTAGACGGCAATACACTCATCCTATTCAACTACATCGAGAAGCACGGAGACCCTTTGTGGGAGATGCTAAATAATAAGGTGAGTAAAGATCGTAAGATCTTCTTTATCCATGGTGGTGTCGATGCTGTCGAAAGAGAAGAGGCTCGCAAAATCTGTGAGCAAGAGAAGAATGCAATCATCCTTGCATCCTACGGCACATTCTCTACAGGCATCAACATTCGCAACCTACATAATGTAATCTTTGCGAGTCCATCCAAATCAAGAGTAAGAAACCTCCAGTCTATTGGGCGTGTCTTGCGTAAAGGAGATAACAAAGCACAGGCAGTGTTGTATGACATTGCCGATGATTGCTCCCGAGGTAGCAGACACAACTATACTCTCCGTCACCTCATTGAAAGATTGAAAATCTATGAGGAAGAGAAATTTGATTATGAAATCACTAAGGTAAACCTACGAAAATGATTAACTACATCCGTCACGACAACGAATTCTACGGCATCGTCAAGTTGGTGTCTGGTGAGGAAGTAATGGGATCGATGATCGCCACCAATGAAGATAACTGTACTATGGTATATGTGTCTGACCCCTTGTGCCCCACTCTCACCCCAATAGAGAAACCCGATGGTGAGATGGGTCTAGCAGCAGGCTTCACAAAGTGGATGCTTTGGGCAGATGAAGAATTTTATATTATCCAAGAGCCAGATATTGTAACTATTGCCCCGATGTCTACAGAGGCAATCATGATGTACAAGATGTGGTGGAGGAAAGAAGGCAGAGATGATGGTGATCCTGATCCTGGTGTGCCCGTGAATGAAAACATGGGTCTAGTCGGTAAAGTCTCAGAGATGAGAAAACGACTAGAGGATCAGTGGAAGAATAGCTCTAAGTAGTATTTGTTTCCAACCCTTACATGGTTGAGTATAATTATTATTATTAGAGTTGTCAAGCTTGACCTTTCACACATAAACCTTTATAATGTATCTGTGAGAAAAATTAAATATGACTGTAATGCCTCCTAAGAAAAAACAACATTACGTTGATAACAAAAAGTTTCTTAGCGAGATCGTTAAGTATAGAGAAGCAGTTGAGACTGCAAAGCTACAAGACAGACCTAAACCTAGGATCACTCACTACCTAGGGGATTGCTTCTTGAAGATTGCCACCCACCTGTCATATAGACCTAATTTTATTAACTACATGTATAAGGAGGACATGATCTCCGATGGTGTAGAAAATTGTGTCCAATACATCGATAACTTCGATCCTGCTAAGAGTAAGAATCCTTTCGCATACTTCACACAGATTGTTTACTATGCATTTCTGCGTCGTATTGCCAAAGAGAAGCGTCAGATGGACATTCGTGACAAACTCATTGAGAAGAATGGTTACGATCAAGTCTTCCACTCAGATGAGAATGACAACCATGCTGACATGAATTCAATTAAGAGTAGAATCGAAACCAATATGCGAAACTAATGTTTGATATCCCAATAAAGAAAGGTTTTATCTCTGGCACTGCAAGAGAAATCCAACTGACGTGGGATATCCTACGCGACATATGGGACTCGTGTGAAAAAGGTGCTTGGTCAGGTGAGACAGGTGTAAGTACTGGTGAGCAGATATTAGATTTACATGTCTATAAAGAATTCGATTGGATTGTGGGTCAGATGATCCCTCATGTAATTGAATACTGGGACAAAGACCTAGGGTATTGCCCTGCACATATCCAACCAGTCGCATCATGGGCTAACCTACATATAGACGGTGACTTCACACAGGAGCACTCGCATAGTGCTGGCATCCGCCAAGCACATGTTGCATCGGTCTTCTATTTGAAAAAGGGTGAGGGCGGCGACATTGAGTTTTGTGATCCCCTTGATCACATCCGTCGCTTCACCCCCCTTGCCAAATCAGTAGATGATGCTATACTATCCCAGTCGATGCCATGCACCACAGGTGACTTCCTTTTGTTTCCTGGTTGGTTAAGGCATCGCACACAACCTGCGATTGGAAAGCGGGTAGCAATCTCTATCAACTTCAATGGAAACTTCGACTACAACTAAGAGATCGACCCTTGCTACATCGCTGGGATCTAACCCAACGATTGAGAAGATCATTCCCCCAGACACTGAGTGGATCGATGATGCTTTCTATGTTAAGAAGACTAGATTCGGTCTTTACACCAGTGTCCTTAAGGATCCCCTTGGCGCTAACTTTCTTACAGGTGCCACATATGAGGGTGTGCTTAAGATGACTAGGTGGCACCTCAAGTGCCTCCAAGAGGATACAATGCATTTGTACACTAGAGTCGTAAACACTACACAAGGAGTTAAACTGTAATGGCACGAGACGGAAATCAAGAGTTGCATGACGCCCAAGAGCGTGACAACCCCTGCTCCGATAGAAATGACCGTGGTTATTGGCGTCGCCGCCTCCGTGATCTAGAGAATGGTAAAAGGAATGAAGATTCTATTGATAACTGATCAGCATTTTGGTGTAAGGAATGACAATTCTTTTTACACCAAACTGTATCAGAAATTTTATGAAAACGTAGTTATCCCATATATTGACAGAGAAGGTATCACTCAGGTCTTGTGCCTAGGTGATACCTTTGATCGTCGAAAGTATGTGAATTTTAACTCACTAGAAGCAGCAAGAAAGATGTGGTTTGATCCACTCGCTGAGCGTGGCATCCGTATGTCTATGTTGGTGGGTAATCATGACATCTATTACAAGAATACTCTTAAGGTAAATGCACCTGAGTTGTTGCTGGGTGACTACAACAACATTGAAGTTATCACAGAACCTACCTCTAAGAAGTTTGGTAAGACAAACTTCCTTCTCCTGCCATGGATTTGTCCTGAAAATCAGGATCAAGTCATGAAAAAGGTGAAAGCATCCAAGGCACGAGTGTGTCTAGGACACCTTGAGTTGAATGGGTTTGAAGTTATCCCTGGTCTTAAGATGGACCATGGTATTGATCGCTCTCCTTTTGAAAAGTTTGACCTGACATGCTCTGGTCACTATCATATGAAGAGTAGGCAGGGTCCTATTCAATATCTCGGCAACCCTTATCAATTATATTGGAATGATTATGGATATGATCGTGGATTTCATGTCCTAAATACAGATGATTTGTCGATGGAATTCATCGCAAATCCATATAACACCTTCAATAAGGTTTACTATAAGGATGACATTGATGTCTCTACCTTCTCACAGTTGGAAGGGACCTATGTTAAACTAATTGTAGGATCTGAGAAGGATCAAGTTAAGTTTGATCGGTGCGTAAGGAAACTTCAGCAGATTGACCTAGCAGACCTGAAGATTGTTGAAGACATGACTCAGGAGGTGGGTGAAATTGATGAAGAGATTGAGGTTGAAGACACCCTTTCTATCCTAGAATCGTGTGTCTCTGAGTATAAAAATCACGACGAGATCTTTGGTATTCTTAAGTCCCTTTATGTGGAAGCGTTGGAGGTCTAATGTTTGTCCTGACTGACAATAAATCAGGTGGAGTATATGCAGTTAGAGATGATGAAGCCATGGAGCGAGTCGTCCAGTTATTCGTTGACAAGGATGACGCAGAACGTTATTATATAATGCTGAAGGCAGATGAATACCCTCGTGATCTCTCCGTCCAGGAGGTAGACGAGGCAACTGTTAAAGAAAATTGTCGTCAATATGGTTATCGTTTTGCCATTATTGATGTTGATGAATTTGTTATCCCGCCACCGCAAGATAAATGATCGTATTTGAAAAGATTCGTTGGAAGAATTTCCTGAGCACAGGTAATACCTTCACAGAAATGACTCTCAACGAGTCCAAGTCACATCTTGTTGTCGGGTCCAACGGCGCAGGTAAGTCCACTATGTTGGATGCCCTGTGCTTTGTGCTATTTAATAAACCTTTCCGTAAAATTAGCAAGTCTCAACTGATCAACAGTGTAAATGAGAAGGAGTGCGTCGTAGAGGTTGAGTTTTCTATTGGTAAGGTAAACTATCATGTCATCAGAGGCATCAAACCCAACGTATTTAAGGTCCATAGAAACGGACAACTCCTTGATCAGTCCGCTGCAAACAAGGACTACCAGAAATATCTTGAGCAGAGCATTCTCAAATTTAACTACAAGTCTTTCACTCAAGTGGTTATTCTTGGTTCTTCAACTTTTGTCCCTTTTATGCAGTTACCTGCTACTCACAGAAGAGAGGTGGTCGAAGACCTACTGGACATCAAGATCTTCTCAAAAATGAATGCGATCCTGAAGGATCGAGTCAAAGATAATAAGGATAATTTCACAGCATGTAAGCACACGCTGGAGATTTGTGAGACAAAATTAAATCACCAACGTGCATCCATCCATAAACTCACTGAGTTGCAGGAAGGAATGATTCAAAAACTGCACAATAAGTTTACTACCAACGAAGATACCATTGTCAATCTGAATACACGCAAGAAAGAGAATGATCACTCTATGAGTGTGCTAGCACAGAGTGTTAGCAGTCAGGCTGACGTGCAGGAGAAGTATGAAAGTCTTCGTGACATGCGATCTAAGATTGAGCAGAATAAAAATAAGGCAGAGAAAGATCATAAGTTTTATACCAAGCATGATAAGTGTCCAACATGCAGTCAAACCCTAGAAGAAGAGCATAAACATCGTCAACTGGTGGACGCTGAGTCACGTCGTGTCAAGTACAATGATGGTTATAAAAAGATCGATGAGCAAGTCAGTCTTCTCTATGACAAACTGCGTGATCTAAAGGGTTATGGGCAGTCAATTATTGAATTACAGAGCGATAATCTGAGCATTGATAAGCAGGTAGCACGACTGCTTAAAGAGAATGAAAACATCATGGCCGAGTGCAACAAAGAGACTCCAGATATTGATTCAGAAAAGGTAAAATTAGACCAATATGAGCTAGAATTTGCTGAAAATGTAGAGCGTTGCGCTGGCGTTAGCAAAGAGTTTGACAACCTAAAAATTGTATCCACCCTCCTCAGAGACAGTGGCATTAAGAGTAAGGTTATTAGTAAATTTGTGCCTATTTTTAACAGTTTAATCAATAAATATCTGCAGTCCATGGACTTCTTTGTCAACTTCACACTGGACGAAGAATTCAATGAGAAGATTCTTTCTCGTTGTCGTGATGTATTCTCTTATGCATCGTTTTCAGAGGGTGAAAAGCAGAAAATTGACCTATCTTTGCTGTTTTGCTGGCGTGATATTGCCAAGATGAAAAACTCTGCATCGACCAATCTCCTCATCCTTGACGAAGTATTCGATTCTTCCCTTGATACTGCTGCTACAGACGAATTGATGAAGATTTTGAGGGGTATGGACGAGCGCACCAACCTATTTGTCATCAGTCACAAGGGGGACATCCTTCTGGACAAGTTTGATACTGTGGTCACCTTTGATAAGGTGGGTGATTTCTCGACCATGAAGCAAGACAGTCTATAAAGTGGCACCCTACCCCTTTCGGGGACCTTGTGGGTGTGTATAATAGATGCATAGACACGAAACGCATGACCGTACAAGAAGTCAAAGGCACTCTCGCCAAACTCCTCGCCACTGAAAACCTTGTTGTTGAGCACAAGGCAGTGAGCACCGCATCCTTCGACGTGCATCGCCGCGTCCTGACTCTCCCCATCTGGAATGCTAAGGAAATTGTCTTCAATCTGCTGGTTGCACACGAAGTAGGACACGCTCTCTTCACTCCAGACGATGACGTTTTGGAAAATCTTCCCTGCCCTAAGTCCTATGTCAATGTGACCGAGGATGCTCGCATTGAGAAGTTGATGAAGCGTAAATTCGCAGGTATTTCCAAGGATTTCTACGGTGGATACAAGCAACTTCACGAGGATGATTTCTTCAGCGTCAAGGAGATCAACGTTGAGACTCTTAAACTGATCGATCGCATCAATCTTTACTACAAACTGGGTGCAAATGCCTTTATGCCCTTCACTGCAGAGGAGATTCCTCTTCGCGATGCAGTAGGTGAGGCAGAGACTTTCCAAGATGCTATCGATGCTGCTGTCGCTATCAAAGAGTTTGAAAATGCAGAGAAAGAGCAGCAGAAAATCGCTGATTTGCCTGAAGTAGACAACAATTCTGGTGGTGGCAGCGACCAGCAAGAGGCACAAGATGAGCAACCTTCTGACGAATCTGACGAAGGTGATGATGAGCAAGAGGAAGGGGGTGATAGCGAAGGTAATCAGGATGCTGACCTTGAAACCCCTTCATACACCCGTCAGGGAGGTGAAGAGGCAATGACTGATCAGTCATTGGCAGAGGCACTAGAAGACATTGCATCCCACAACGAATACGCTCAGTCAAAGTATGTTGAGGTCCCTGATATTGACCCAGATCACGTTGTTATCAGTCCTAAAACCATCAACAAAATCTCTGAGCAATACTGGTCTGAGTGGCGGCACCCTGTCTTGCCAGAGACTCCGATTGACTTCACTGTTGCTGACCAAAACTACAACGATTTCAAGAAATCTTGCACCCGTGAGGTCTCATACCTCCAGAAAGAGTTTGAGATGAAGAAGTCTGCTGCATCACATGCTCGCGAGTCCATCTCTAAGACTGGTGTACTTGACACTGCCAAACTTCACCAGTATCTTTATAATGAAGACCTCTTCAAGAAGGTTACTATCCGTCCTGATGGCAAGAATCATGGTCTGATCTTTCTCCTTGATTGGTCAGGGTCCATGGCAGAAGTTATCCATGATACCTACAAGCAACTGCTATCACTTTGCTTCTTCTGTCGCAAAGCAGGCATCCCATTCAGTGTTTTTGCTTTCGTAAATGATGCATCATACGGTGACATCCGTGACTACGATGAGCATGTTGGCAAGGAAAATACTTTCTACATCGGCAAGCACTTCCATCTCCTTGAATTCCTCAATGGAGACCTTAGTAACAGTGTTTTTGACCGCTATGCTAGGAATCTCTTCCGTGTGACTCAGATGTATGAGCAACGCTACGGCAACCGCAATCCATTCCTTGAGCGTCCTGTCCCTGATGCTGTGCCTGGTCACCTGATGCTCGGTGGCACCCCTCTAAACGAGGCAATCATGTCACTCCAGACCATCATTCCTCAATTCTCTACTAAGCATAGTGTTGAGAAGTGCCACGTCACTATTCTGTCTGATGGTGAGAGCAACTGGTCTGGATACTGGACAAAATCTTCCTATGATGATGAGATTCATCGCTCTGCCATGGCACCAAACACTGCTATTCGTTGCCGTAAGACTGGTCGTACTTACAACCTTCCTAAGTGGGGTAACTACATGACTGAATCTATCCTCCGTTACATGAAGGGTCGTTTCCCACAGTGTAACTTCACTGGTTTCCGTCTCGGCAGTGCTCGTGACATTGGTTACATCATCAACAACTTCAACGATCTTACTCAGGCACAGAAGAATGCTTGCTCTGCTGTATTCAAAAAGCAGAAAGCAACATCAGCACCTATCATGGGTTATCAAGAGTTGTTTCTTATCCAAAGCAACAAGTTGAATGATGATGTAGAGTTTGAAGTGCAGGAAGATGCAACCAAGGCACAGATCACTCGTGCCTTCAAGAAGACTCTTAACGCAAAAGCAAACAACAAGCGTATTCTTTCGTCCTTTATCACTCAAATTGCATGAATATCTTTGCAGTGGATGAAGATCCAGTCTTGGCAGCGACTATGCTGCCAGACAAACACATTGTTAAGATGCCACTGGAGTGTTGTCAAATGCTCGCAGTGGTATTCAGTAAATGGTATCTCAATACTGGTCCTGTCCTCAAAAAGGATGGGACTCCTTATCGTACAGAGAAGGGTGCATTTCGTAACCATCCATGCACTAAATGGGTAGCAGAATCTGACGATAACATTCAGTGGTTGATGCAGCATGGTATTTCTCTATGCGAAGAGTATACATATAGATACGGTAAGACACACGCATGTCAACCAACAATCCACCTTTGTGCATTAACATACCAGTCAGGTTGTCCTGAAGATCACACTCCATTCGCTCGTGCAATGCCCGATCAGTGGAAGTATGACGAAGACATTGATACTATCACTGCATACCAACGGTATGTGGCAAGTAAACCATGGGTGGCAACCAACTACCTGCGTGTGCCAGATAGAAAACCGTCATGGGTGGACTACCATTCCCCCCTCACCTGTGTATAATAACTGTATACACAACAAAGAAACACATGACTTTCGCACCACACCCCGTGACCACCGACGACATCATTAACTATCTTTCCGCCAAGCATGGCGAGGAGGTCGGCACCACGGAATTGCTTGGTGCTGCTGAGCACTTCTCTTGCTCCTTTGCCACTGTTAAGAAGCGTCTCAAGAATCACAAAGCAGGTATCGGCAAGTGGAATCTCTCAGTGCAGGAAGTGCGTGAGCAACTTGAAACTGTCGTGAAGCAGACTGAATCTCTTATCCCTTCCAAGGATGCCAATTATGTACCCTTTGGCAACGCTACAGATCTTAAGAAGATTATTAAATCCAAGATTTTCTACCCAACTTTTATTACTGGACTTTCTGGAAACGGCAAGACTCTCGGAGTAGAGCAAGCGTGTGCTCAACTCGGACGTGAGTTGGTCCGTGTCAACATCACTGTAGAAACTGATGAAGACGATCTTATCGGTGGTTTCCGTCTTGTCGATGGTAACACTGTATGGCACAACGGTCCTGTGATCGAAGCACTTGAGCGTGGTGCTGTCCTGCTGCTTGACGAGATTGACCTTGCGTCTAACAAGATCCTCTGCCTGCAGTCTATCCTTGAGGGCAAGGGTGTCTTCCTTAAGAAGATTGGTCGTCAGGTCACACCTGCACCTGGATTCAACATCTTTGCTACTGCTAACACCAAGGGTAAGGGTAGCGATGACGGTCGTTTCGTTGGCACCAACGTGCTCAATGAGGCATTCCTTGAGCGTTTCCCTGTGACCTTTGAGCAGGACTATCCCGCTCCTTCTATTGAGACTAAGATGCTCAACAACTACTGTGCTGAGTTGCAGTGCTGTGACGATGATTACATTAAGAATCTTGTTGCATGGGCAGACATCATCCGTAAGACTTTCAAGGATGGTGGTGTCGATGAAGTGATCTCCACCCGTCGTCTCGTCCACATCATCCGTGCTTACAGCATCTTCTCTGACCGTGTGAAGGCAATCAAGGTGTGCCTCAACCGTTTCGATGATGAGACCAAGCAATCATTCATCGAATTGTATGATAAGATTGACGCTGACGTTGATGTTTCCGTTGACAATCCTCTCAATCTCTGATATTCTGTATAGATAATCTCTGTTTTATTATGGCAAACAAGTATAACGAAAACGAGATCATCAAGGAGTTGCAAGACTACATTTCGGATACCTACAGGGCACACTATTCCAGTGGTCCTGATGGTATCCAAACCCTTGATCTCATCAATGCTTGTGGTGACGCTGAGGCATTCTGTAGGAGTAACATCCTAAAGTATGCCTCTCGCTATGACAAGAAAGGCACCGCTAGACGTGACCTCATGAAGGTGCTACACTATGCGGTGTTGCTGATTCATTTCAGTGACCAGTCCACACAAACCGAAACTTACCCCCAGTAATTATGCAACCTGAAGCAAGACAAACAGTTAAACTGAGCAAGCAAACCATTGAGGTGTTGCGTAACTTCAGTGCTATTAACAAGTCTATTCTTATTGAGCCTGGTAAGATTGTGGAAACAATTTCGGTTAATAAGAATATCATCGCTGCCACGCAAATCCGTGAAGGCATCCCTGAGCAGATGGCGATCTATGATCTGCCTCTCTTCCTCGGTGCTCTGTCCCTCTTCAAGAGTCCCACTCTCTTCTTCCCCGACAGCAAGAAGGTTGTGATCTATGATGAAGATACCAAGGGTAAGACCACCTTCTACTACAGTGACCCTGAGATCATCGGTGCGGTCCCTGAGTTTAATCCTAACCTTCCTGATCCCGAATTGTTTTTCGACCTGCCACAGCAGGATCTGGAGCAACTGATGCAGGCATCTAAAGTCTATGGTGTGGAAGACCTCTGTGTCTATGGTTATGAAGGTGAGTATAGCATCTGTGTGAAGGACAAGAAGAATGATACTTCCAATGTCTTCTCTCTGCCATTGAAGCAACCTACCTTCAATGATCCTGGCAGCATGACCAAAGAGCGTCGTAATTTCTGTTACTGTTTCAAGGTTGAGAATCTGAAACTGCTCCCTGGTAGTTACCATGTATGTCTCTCACGACGTAACATTGCTAACTTCACGAGTCTCTCCAACTCCTCCCTCAACTATTTCATCGCACTCGAACCCTGATTATGTCCAACTTGTTTCTTTGGGTAGAAAAGTATCGTCCTCAAACTATTGACGAATGTATTCTACCAGAGAGCACTAAGGAAATCTTTCAAGGGTTTCTGGATCAGGGTGAGATTCCTAACCTCCTACTCTCAGGGTCTGCTGGTGTCGGTAAGACTACCATTGCCAAGGCACTGTGTGCAGAGTTGGGTGCTGACTGTCTGGTTATCAACGGATCTGACGAAGGTCGTTTCCTCGATACCGTCCGTAATCAGGCAAAGGTCTATGCTTCTACTGTCTCTCTGACCTCCACTGCTAAGCACAAGGTCATCATCATTGATGAGGCAGACAACACCACACCTGATGTGCAGATGCTTCTTCGCGCTTGCATCGAAGAGTTTCAAAAGAATTGTAGATTCATCTTCACTTGTAACTACAAGAATAAGATCATCTCTCCTCTGCACTCACGTTGCTCTGTTGTTGACTTCACCCTCAAGGGTAAGGAGAAAGCAACAATGGCAGGAGCATTCTTCAACCGTGTTAAAACTATCCTAGATAGTGAGAGCGTAACCTACGAACCTAAGGTTGTCGCTGAGGTAGTCCAGAAACATTTCCCCGACTTCCGTCGCACACTCAATGAGTTGCAACGGTATTCTTCTTCTGGGAAGATTGATACAGGTATCCTTGGTGTCTCTAATGACATCAACATTACCAACCTCGTAGGATATATTCGTAATAAAGAGTTTACCAACATGAAGAAGTGGGTGACTCAGAATATGGACAACGAGCCTGTTGCTATTATGAGAAAGATCTATGACAATCTCTACACCCACTTTGATCCCAAATCAATTCCTGAAGCAGTGCTGGTCATCTCTGAGTATCAGTATAAATCTGCTTTCGTTGTTGACCAAGAGATCAACATGGTGGCATTCCTAACTGAGTTAATGATGAGGTGTGAAACCAAATGAATGTAAAACTAATGCGTATGCGGTCGGGCGAAGATGTCGTTGCCGACCTGATCGAAGAAACTGATACTGATGTCACTGTTGCTAATCCTATCGTTGCTATCCCTAACGGGCAAGGCACCCTAGGGTTTGCTCCATGGGCACCATTGCTTGCTGGTCGTAACACTCCAGTAACTGTGCCGAAAGACTACCTTGTGTATGGTCCTACGGATACTCAGGAGGGAGTAGTGGAGCAGTTTGAGCAAATGTTTGGTATCATTGAAACTCCTAGTAAGAAACTGGTGCTATGAAACGTCAAGTGAAGTCGAGATTCTATTATTATTTTTGGGGCACTGCTACACTAGCAGTAGTCCTAGGTCAACTTTATGTTGGTAGCGGATACCGAGTCCTTCATTACTCTCTTGAAGATCTAATGCAGAAGGTTGATGGTGTCTTGCTACATAAAAACGATGTTAATCCTTATTCTGGTTTAATGTGAGGCAAGACTACGAACTTAAAAACTTTTTTCCGATCCAATTCTATGAGTTTCGTTGCAATCAAACTCTCCTAGATGATACCTTGGAGTTGCTGCAAGACTTAGAGTATGGATCTTACAATGAACCTGCTGGTGTCCTAACGTCTGCAGACATTCATACCAAGGAAGAATTTACACCATTGATGTCATGGTTTCAGGAGTGTATAGATACTATTCACTTTGATACAGGCATTGATTGTGATCGTTTGGCAGTCAACAAGGCATGGGCAAACCAGTCCGTAGCAGGGTCTGGGCACCGCCACGATGCCCACAGGCACCCTATGTCCTACCTGAGTGGCATCTTCTACCTTACTGGTGGTGCTCCTACGGTCTTTGTCGATCCCCTCTTCCAGAGGGAGTGGGCATCCTTCCATTTAGATGGGACTATCGGTCATGAATTGGCATGTCATCCTGGGTGTGGTGGTCTAATTGTGTTTCCTAGTTACGTCATTCATGCTAGTTTACCTAACATGGATCCAGTAAATAGGTTTACGATTGCTTTCAATACTTTCCCTAGGGGTAACGTCAATAGTGGCGCACATGGACAACCTATGGCCAGAGTAGAAGTTGAATCGTGGAATAAGAAACTAGGACCATTGAGACTTGATCATTATGCAAGGGACTGAAGTACATATGTTTCCTGTCGTGTGCAGGACATACAAACAACCTAATGAAACTCTCAACAAACGTGTGATTGAATCGATGGATGGGTATCCATCTCAACAGTCAAACCTTCCTGAGGGTGTCATCACTTCACGTCCTGATCTTCACAAGGTAGAAGAGGGTCCTATCACAGAGTTGAGGCAATTCTTCTGGGACTGTCTGGCAGAGTATAGGTATGCATACAAACTCTACTGTGATGCCCTAGAGATCTCCTCTATGTGGTTTAACCATGCACCTGCTGGAAGTGGGTTTGGACACCCCTTACACAGGCACCCAATGTCCTATCTGAGTGCTGTCTATTACCTCACCCCTGGTGCTCCTACCTTCTTTGATGATCCTGTTACACCTCGCACATATGACACACTAGATGTCTTCCAGCATGATAAGATGGAGTGTGAGTGGGGCATCAATCACAAGTTTGATGCTGAGGAGAATACATTGATCCTCTTCCCCTCCTGGTTACGACACTACTCAGGTCGTCAACTAGATAACTATGACCGTTGGACTATTTCATTCAACGTATTCCCATGTGGTAAAGTGAATGTAGGTCCATTTGAAATGCCACAAATCAACCTTTCTATTTCATGAAGTATTTGAAAACTCCACTACGTTATCCTGGTGGTAAATCAAGGGTAGCAAAGATGTTGCTTGAGAAGTTTCCAAGTGAGATCAAAGAATTCCGTGAGCCCTTTGTTGGGGGCGGGAGTGTAGCACTACTATTCTCCCAGAAGTATCCTGATATTCCTGTGTGGATCAATGATAAGTATGAATATCTCTACAGTTTCTGGAAGATGCTCCAAGAGCGTGGGGATGAGTTATCGCATACTCTCTATAATATCAAAGTCGAAAACAGCACAGAAGAAAAAGCGAAAGAGTTATTCCTATCTGCTAAAGCAGAGATATCCAGCGCAGATCGTTTTCGCCAAGCTGTGCTTTTTTGGATTCTTAATAAGTGTAGCTATAGCGGGTTGACTGAAAACTCTTCCTTCTCTAAGACTGCATCTAATCAAAACTTCACCACCCGTGGTGCTCACCACCTGAGGAGAGTCACCGAGATCATTCAGCACTGGCATATCACCAACCACGACTATGAGTTTGTGATGAATCGTGAGATGTGTAAGAGAAAAGATGTCTTTGTATTCTTGGATCCTCCTTACAAGATCAACACCTATCTCTACGGCACTAACGCAGAGATGCATAAGAATTTTAATCACACTCAGTTTGTAGAAGACTGTAAGGTATGTCCTCACAAGTGGTTGGTTACATATAACGTTGACGATGAGTTGAAGGAAGCATACAAGGACTTCAACCAGGAAGAGTTTAAGATCACCTATGGTATGAAGCATAGGGCAGACAATAAACTCAAGACTGAATTGCTGGTCACTAACTTCACTGAATCTACTCCTTTGGCATCCCTCTATGAAACAGTATGACATCCCTCTTAAAGATTATCTCAACAGCATCAATCTAAAGCAGGGAGATCTTACAGAGGATCCTCTTGCTATGAAGAAGTATCCATCATACGTTATCAACAAATGTATGATGCATCATATTGACACGTTGATGCTCGCTAACATGATGAATATGTGTGATCACGTTGATAACGATCTACAATATCAATATTACCTATATAGTGTGAGAAAGTCGAAACGATTTTCTCCATGGGACAAGAAGATAAAGGACGGTGATCTTGACCTAGTTAAACGATACTATGGTTACAACACTGAGAAAGCACAAGCGGCGCTAAAGATTCTAACCCAGGACCAACTACAAATTATTGCATCTAAATTGAATACTGGAGGTAAGAAATGAGCGACGAGATCCAATGGTCTCAAGACATGATGCTGGAAGTGACGCTTAAAGAACCCGACGATTTTCTCAAGGTAAGAGAAACCCTCACCCGTATTGGTGTTGCGTCTAGGAAAGAGCGCAAACTGTATCAGTCTTGTCACATTCTCCACAAACGTGGTAAGTATTACGTTGTACACTTCAAGGAGTTGTTTGCGTTGGATGGAAAACCAACCAACATCACCACGAATGACATCCAACGTAGAAATCGCATTGCAAAATTGTTATCAGACTGGGGTTTGATTGCAATCGCGAGAGAGGAAGAGGTTGCTGACCTAGCACCCCTGAATCAAATTAAAGTTTTGTCCTTCAAGGACAAAGGTGAATGGACTCTTGAGTCCAAATACAACATTGGAAAGAAAAAACAACCAGCAGAGGTATAACTTATCATGGCAGACACAAAGCCTGCTGTAGATGAGAAGGAAAATGATGAAGACAAAAGTGAAGTTCTTGGTAATTTAGTGAAAGTTGTGGTCCTGATTTGGTCCGCATCCCTACTCACCTTCAGTTACGTCCGACTTCCTAACGGACAGAAAATCTTAGATTTCGATCCTACCTTCATAGCCTCGGTCTTTAGCGGCTCGTTAGCTGCCTTCGGACTTTCGCCAGCGAAAAATGGTAGTGCTCCAAAGAAAGCCCCGTCAATCGGAAAGGAGGAAAAAGATGCAAAAAGTATTTAATGCTATGGCAGTAGTCTCGTTTATTGGGACTGCATCCATCCTTGGCGGTGGTGCTTATGTTTACATGCAGAGAGACGCAATCAGATCCAACCTAATGGGTAGGGTTGCTGAAGCAGCAACTGAGGCAATCAGTGCTGCGTTACCTAGTCTCATGAATTCTGCAACACCCGAGTTGCCTAAGGCAACTGGAGGTGCAATTATCCCCTCATTGCCATGAATAATAAACTAAAGATAGCAGCAGGTGTGGTCGGTGGTGCTTTTGCTATCGCCCACATTGGTTTGCTTGGATATGTTATCCATAGACCAAAGCAACCAGAGATCCCACAGGTCCCTACTATTAACATCCCGCAAGGGACTCCTTATTCTTCCTATAAAGTTGAAGCAGGTAAGGATGGTTATAGTATTGAATACAAGGCCAATGATCCTGCCATTCTAGAGTCACATAGATCTCTGAATCTGGACAAGGATAAGCGTGGATTGTTTGGTGGTGGTAGTGAGAAGCGTAATGAAACTCGCTACGATCAATACACCATGGATGGCACCCGTAACATCGGGGGAGGTGAAATAGGTGAAGTGGGAAAGACAGGAGGTGTAAGCGCCGAGTGTTTGATCGCGGACGCTGGAGCACGATCTCAAGGTGCAATGGCAGGTAGTGCCATCGCTGCTGGTGTTGCCGTCCCTGCGGTCGCTGGCATCCCTTACATTGGATGGTTGGCAGGTGGTTGGGCACTGCTTCTAGGACAGAAGGCAGGGTCTGAGTTGGGGTCTCAAGTTGGCACAGTGTTTAATGACTGCTGATGGAGATCAGAGACATCCGATTAAATGATATAGACATCGGGGACGTTAAAATCCCCGAGGTCCGTGATTGGATTGTAACTCCACCTGCAGCCCTGCCACCTAGTGTCCCTGTCACAAATCAGGTCGGTGTACCCATCGTGGACATCCCTGGATGTGTAGAGGCACACGAATCAAACAATCCTAGGAATGATGAACTGACCAGTGATGATCCCAAAGGCACACTAACATTCTGTGATGCTGGTGTT